TTTGTCCGGACCCGTGCAGAGGGCGGCTTGGTCGATGATGAGGATGACCGGGAAGCGTCGGGCGCGAAGCAGATGTTGAAGGGTTATGAGCAGTTGACCGGGCCTCGTCAGACGCAGGTTGTTCGTTCGCCGAATCGTCAGGCTGTGCGCACGCGCCAGGCCAGTCAGATTGTGGACAAGCAGGGTAGGCCTGCTGGGATGAGCATGACGTATGAGTCGATGTCCGCGGCCCAAGGATCAGCGTCCCCGGAGCAGATGGCTACGGCAAAGGCGATGTTGGCGGACCTGATGCGACAGAATCTGACGAAGCGAAGGTTTGCGGAGGGTGGGGATGTCCTTGACGTTTCCATGGAGGGCCCTGAAAATTTTGCGGACGGAGGCAGCGTCTCAAATTTTACGGGCGGGGCATCTGATAAAAAGGGTGCCCCGGATGACAAGCTGACGTTTGGCGACAAGTACCTTGTTGAGCCGGCCTTGGATCTTTATTCAAAGATCATGGACCGCGAATCATTGCCTGCTAATAAGAGGATCTTTTTAGATAGTGTCAGGGGCGGGGATCGTAGCCAGATCACGGAGAAAAACTTTAGTCCATCTGAGTTAGCGCAGATGGATGAGATGGTCCGTGGTCGGTATAAAGGCTTGTCTGAGCCTTTGACCAAGTATGGGCAGCATTTAGAAACGGCGTTAAAGGGCAAGTTGTCCAAGGAAGAGAAAGCGCAGTACATGACTGACCTGGACATGATTAAGAAGTTCCAGGCGGGTCAATTTACTCCTGCGTTAATGGCTTTGGCGGAAGGCGAAGAGCCATCTAATGCTCGTCGCCGTGGTCTGGTGATGTCTGGTGCGGCGGGGGAGCTTGCCAAGCTTGGAAAGATTTTGCCGGAGGTCAAGTACAGCGACTATCCAACAGGCGTTGTTCAGAAAAGTCGCAGTTTGTCAGCTGGAAAAACCCCTACGGAATCTAATGCCACGTCGCTTGGGCAGTTTAGGTACGGTCTTGGGCCGGAAGGGAACTTTGTCATCAAGGACATGTATGACTTCAACCCCCGGGTTGGATCGGAAGAGTTAGATGCGGTGCCGGCACTTGTCACAGAAGGGCCGTATGGCCGGTTGCGCGAGTATGCTGGGCGCAAGATGCCTCCTGGTCAGGGACGGGATGTGCTGGTGAACTTGCCAAAACGTGCCGAAGGCAGCCCGGAAGAGGGCGAGGGGTATATGCCTCCCACCAACCCGTTTGCTGGGAAGGCAGCAAAGCAGGCTGAAATGCGTGCAGCGCGGGGCGAGCGGTCGCGAGTGGCTGCAGCGCGGGAGAAAGTTGCACGGACCCCGGCCCTGGACGAGGCGGGTGGCGAGACGACGGACGAGTTCATCCAGCGCACCATGGGCTTTGATCCTTCGGTCAACGAAAAGCGGGGCACGTTCCTGCCAATGCCAATCAAGCGCAATGGCAAGACCGAGTTTATTGCTCCCAACATCGTTAAAGATCTTTTGTTGCCGTACAACCTGTCCAGTCAGGCGTTGACCACTGGTCGGTTTGACGAAAGCAAGGTGCCAGAGGCGGCGATGAATACGTCGCTTGCAAGCCTGGCAACGGGCAAAGCCCCGGCCGGCTCGTTGGGTATGGCGGTTAAGATCCCTGGCGGCCAGTGGCGTCAGGCAATTAGTGTGACGGATCCTGTTACTGGCGAAATAATCAGGGGTAAACCGTCAAACATGAGCGAGTACATTGTTCGGGCAATGGAAAGGGTTCCAGAGGGTCGCGAAGACGTCAAAGAATTTATTATCAATAAACTGTACCCTTATTTAAAAAAATCGCTGGGTACAGATAGCGATCCAATTCGTGCCGCGGTGTTAGAGGGCAAAGTAAAAGACGACTCGCCTCTCTATTACGGCATGCCCCCGGCTTTCCGTGAGTACATGCTTGAACCTGCAAGAGAAGCTCAAGGGTTGCAAGCAAAGATTGCTGCAACGGATCCCAGGATTGCTGAATTGCGTCAAGCGTCACAAGACGCGCGGGATCGAGGCCTTACGGCAGAAGCAGATTCTGCTGCAGCTCAATTAAAAGCTCTTCAAAGAACGCTTCCATATACCGACGCTGAAAAGCGGGCATTTGCAACTAAGTCCGAGGCGCTGCAAGATTTCCATAGAAACTATGACACAAAAACTGGAATTGCTACAAAGATTATTTCTGACCCAGGTGAAGGGGAAAGAGCAGATTATGGCTTAAGCGGAGCAGCAATCGAAACGATACGGAATCGTTTGACTCAAGCTGGAGTTCGACCAGAACACCAAAATGCCCCGACTTATGTTGAAAACTTGACCTTGAATGACTTTGCTAAAAAACTTTTTCCTGACAATGAGGGCCATCAACAAGCATTAATTCAAGGGGTAAGGTCGGGGAATCCTCGATATAAACAAATCAGTGATGCAATTGCATTTAATGAGCCGTTATACGACTTAGCTAACAGTTCCGGGGTTGACATTCCGGGCTTTAAACAGCAAGAAATTGGTCAGCTTTTGTCTGAAATACCAGCGGACAGGCTTAAGAAAATGAGTGCGGCGGAGGCTTTTATAACTGCTTTCCCGACGTATCAGTTGACTAAGGACTTTAGCGGATTAGTAGAAAAAATACGTGCGGGTGCCGCTTATCCTAAAGAAGCACTTGATCTATATTTAAATCGAGGTCTGCAACCAGTTAAAGTTCCAGATACTTCTGGCTGGTATCGTGTGACAACTCCACAAGCTGTACGACTTGAGGGTGCGCAGATGCGACACTCTGTCGGAGGTTATGCGACACAAGACAACTACAACAAGGGTGGTAGACCTGCATTTAATGCGGGAACCACTCGTGTGTACTCGTTACGACCACAGAAAAATAAGCCTGAAGTTACTTTAGACGTTTATGATGATCCGGATACTGGACTAGTAAAAGTCAATACCATTTACGGCAAAGAAAATAGTGATCCTTCTCCGTACAAGGAAGAGCTGTTTAAGCTTTTTGACTCAATACCAAACCTTGACCCAATGTCGTTGCCAAGACTTTATTACGGCAGACGAGAAAACAGTCCAGCGGGGACGGTAGATTGGGCGCGTGAATACCTGGAAGCACGACCGAACGTAGAAGTACCTGATCCAACATCTGCTTCAAGACCTGCTCCAGCACCTGCTCCAGCACCTGCTCCAGCATTCCCTCAAAGGGAAGTTCCTGGGGGTAACCTTTGGGAGAATGTGGGTAGACAAGAAGAGCTTGGTCGTCAGGTCGTGGATATGCTCTACAACGTACCGGGCAATGCAGAGCAAATGGCGGCAAGGCAGCGTATCAGGGATAGAATAGCCGCACGAAATGCGCGTCGGGCAGCGGAGGGAATTCCGCCTGTCGAAGAATAACCGGACTAGAACATGTCAATCGAAAAATCTTTCTCAGAAGCTCCAAGTACCGGGATCGCGGTCCTTGATGATCAGGCCCCGGACATTGAAATCATCCTGGAGGATGACGGTGGGGCGACCGTTGAGATAGGGGAAGAAGACGAAGTTGACTTCTACGCCAACCTGGCGGAGGTCATTGACGAGCAGGATCTTGGAAAGATCGCGATTGAGCTCATGCAGATGTATGAGGCGGACAAGGCGTCACGCTCGGATTGGGAGCAGATGTACGCCAAGGGCCTTGATCTGTTGGGCTTGAAGCTTGAAGAGAAGACCAAGCCATTCCGTGGCGCGGCGAATGCAGCGCATCCGTTGCTGACCGAGGCGATTGTCCAGTTCCAGGCGCAGGCGTTCAAGGAATTGATGCCTGCGGGCGGGCCTGTGCGCACGGAGATCATGGGCAAAGAGACTGCGGACAAGATCCAGCAGGCTTCGCGTGTCCAGGACTTCATGAATTACCAGATTACTCACGTGATGCGTGAGTACACGCCTGAGTTTGACCAGCTGTTGTTCTACACCGGCTACGGTGGTTCGACGTTCAAAAAGGTTTATTACGATGCCCAGCTAGGGCGGATGGTCAGTAAGCTGGTTTTGGCTAATGACTTGTACATCCCGTACAACGGATCGAGCGTGATTGCGCAGTGTCCGCGGGTCACGCACCGGATTGCGATGGATGCGAACGAGTTTCGCAAGCGCGTAGTGGCCGGTGAGTACCTGGATGTGGACCTTGAGGCGGAGCAGCAGCCTTCGGATTCGACGCAAATTGCAAAAGCGACGGACAAAATCGTTGGGGTCCGGCCGTCTGATGCTGCGGAAGAGATCTTTTTGCTGGAAATGCAGGTGGATCTGGAGATTCCGGGGTTTGAGGACAAGGATGAGGACGGTGAGCCAACCAAAATCAAGCTTCCGTATGTCGTGACGTTCTCGGAAGACTCGTTGCGCGTGCTTGGCGTGCGTCGGAACTGGAAAGAAAACGACGACTTGCATCGTCGGCGCAATTATTTTGTCCATTACGTGCTTGTTGAAGGCCTTGGTGCGTATGGCTTGGGCTTTGTTCACCTGATTGGCAGTCTGTCGAAGGGTGCAACGTCGGCTTTGCGCCAGTTGTTGGATGCGGGGACGTTGTGCAACCTGCCGGCGGGCTTCAAAGCAAAGGGTGCGCGGATCGCGGATAGTGATAACCCAATTCAGCCTGGTGAATGGCGGGATATGGATGCTGGTGGTGCGGAATTGCAGGCTTCTTTGTTGCCGTTGCCGTACAAAGAGCCGAGTCAGACGCTGTTTCAGCTGCTTGGGTTTTTGGTTGACGCTGGAAAGCGGTTGGCCAGTACTGCGGACATGATGGTTGGGGATGGAAACCAGAATGCGCAGGTAGGAACGACGATGGCGCTGCTTGAGCGTGGCTCCATGGTCATGAGCGCGATCCATAAGCGGCTGCATTACGCGCAAGCGATGGAGTTTGAGCTCCTGGCGGAAGGTTTTGCTGACTATTTACCGGATGACTACCCGTATGACGTTCCTGGAGCCAGCCGCTCGATCAAGCGCAAGGACTTTAACAGCCTGGTTGCGGTCCTTCCGGTATCTGACCCCAACATTTTTTCGACCACGCAGAGAATCACTCTGGCGCAAACGCAACTGCAGTTAGCGCAGAGTGCTCCGCAAATGCACGATATGTACGAAGCGTACTATCGGGTGTATGCGGCGTTGAATGTGCGGGACATTTCAGGCATTTTGAAGCCGCAAAGTGCTCAGTTTCCGAAAGATCCGGCGACAGAGAACGCTCACATCATGGATACCATGAAGGTCAAGGCGTTTGCTGGGCAGCAGCATGATGCGCACATTGCTGCGCACATAATGTTGGGCATGTCTTCGACTCTTCAGGCCAATGTTGCCGCTGCCGTAGCGTTGCAGCAGCACATTTTTGAGCACATTAAGCTGAAAGCGGAAGAAACCGTGGAGGCGGAGCTGTTCCAGGCGTATGGCAATGACCCTGATCGGATGGTTTCGGCCATTCAGAAGGAGGGAATGATTGCTTTGAAGGTCGCAATGTTCCTCAAGGACATGAAAGACCTGCAAGATCAGCTCAGTGGTGCTGGGGCGGAGCAGCCTGATCCGCTGATTGAGCTTAAAAAGCAAGAATTGGCGCAGCGTGCGGAGAACGACAAGCAAAAGATTGCGATTGAGAGCCAGTCTTTGCAGTTGGACAAGCAAAAAATGCAACAAAACGCTCAGGTTGCGCAGGAGCGGTTGCGTTCACAAGAGAATATTGCGCAATTCCGTGGTCAAATTGCTCGGGAACGAACGAATGTGACCAG